GGCATTCGCATTCGGCTGCAAGTATGCAGAGGCGGCAGGCTACGAGGCTGTCAGCCCGTTAGAAGGCGAAAAAGGTGAAAATTGGGAGTGGTCAGACTATATGTTCGACGACCTGAAGAAATTGAATGGGTGTAGCAGAATGTTCGTTCTCGGCACACCCGAAGAGGTGGCAGAGAGTTACGGGGTGCAAATCGAGATTCTGTGGGCTCGCAAATTAGGTATTCATATAGAATATATCGATTATGACGAAGGAAGAGAGAGAGAAGAGGATTGCGAGCAATCCGAGAATTAAGAGGTTCGTGGATTGCGCCGCCTCTGCATACTTGCAGCCGAATGCGAATGCCTTTTTTACTTGCCCCCAAGGTTGGGAGCTGATGCGTCCCGATATGTACGCTTTCTCTCTCATTTTCATATTTTTTACCATTTTCGTGTCCTCACGTAAAAGCCTTTTCCGCAGTCATTAAGCACCGCCTAATAACTCATTAAAGCCTGCTTACTCTTCTCCCTTCTTCACCGCAACTGCAACCAACTCTTCCGCACTGTCGTTCACTTCAACCAATCCCATATTCGCAACGAAATTAATCACCCCCTCACGCAAGCCGTCCTCCCTCTGCCTTATCTCCATTCCCTCGTACGCCATGGGAATAAGCCTCGCCCGATAGTGCAGTTCCGCCATAACCGTTTCCAACTTCTCGGCGAAGTCGAACCAATTCTCCCTCTGTACCTCCGGAGCCTTGCCCGAGATATTGCCGAGAACCAACTCTATTACCCTTACGCTCAATCTTAACGACTGCTTCAGGCTCCTGCCCCCGAGAGCGGAATCCACATCTATCCCGCGAATATCTATCAATGCAGCGGGGTACTTGATTGCCGGTTGTGCAGTGTCCGCTTGACCGCAATCCACTCCGACATAGGCGAAGCCCATGCCTTGCAACTTCTCTTCCACGAAGAGTACAACTTCTCTAATCATCTTCTAATTCCTTTTTAATCTGTTATTTACTTTGTTTTCTCGCCGAATCTGCAATCTTCTTCGACATCTTCTCTATAAGAGCTTGCGAGTTCTCCTCCACTATCTTATCCACCGTCTTATGGTAACCGATGAATTGCCGCTGCGGAATTACTATCTTACTTCCCACCTTCATACAAGCCAAGTGCTTGTATAGCGGCAATTTGGTCTTTGAGTACATATACCAGAACCAGCCTTTCATCTTCTGCGTTACCGCTATCTCGCCCCCTTCATTATGTATCCTCGCATAGGGAGCATCCGATGTGAATACTATGCTGTCTTTCGTTGTTTGCTTGCTTATCGAGCGGCGAAGCCTGCCCGTGGAGAGTAGCAGGCTGCCTCTTGTGTTCAGCAGCCTTGCCTTCCACCTGCGGTCGAAGAACGCCTTGCGTTCAAAATTGCGGTCGAATTCATCGGCTAAATCAACCGCAATCATCTTCATCATCTTCTGCCAAGCCTTGGTGAATTCCTCCTTATTCATTCCCGTTCTTATCGCTGTTATTGCCCCCGTGAATTATCCGCAGAAATGTCCAATAAGTCATTGGATAGATGGGATCTACATAATTAGCCCACACCTCTTTCCAATTCCCGCAGTACTCCCTCTTCGCTATCGCTCGCACCTTCTCGTAGTACCGTTGACGGTTCTCGTTGTTAATTCTCTTCTTGTCCATAATTATCCTATTAACGCTTGATACTCATCATAGAACTCCCTTGCCTTCATATCCGCCTTGACAGCCTCGCAAGCCGCTTCCTGCACCCTCTGCGACAGCATCAACGACATCGGGTCCAATTCCTCCCTGTACATATTCCCGTAAGCTATATACAGAGGAAGGCAAGCCGTCGGAATGCTGATACTTACCTCCTTCACGAAGAACGGTAACTTCTTCTCTATCCCCTCGATGAACTCCAACAGCACCGCTCCGTTCATCCAGCGGATAAGGTCGTTATTCGCCGAGCAACCCTCTATGTACGTCCTCGTCATAAGGCATAAGCCCTTCACCTCATTGGGTGTCATTTTCAATTTTATCCCTTTCATTTTCAATCTGTTTTTAATCTTCGAACAAATTCTCGTAACGTCTCTGGTCGATGAATGTCTCCGCATACGGAAGTTCCAAGCGTCTTGCTGCGTAGTACCTCTTGATTCTCGGAAGCACGCCGAGAGCCATTATCCTGTCCGCCTGCGGCAGAGCGTTCCACTTCTTCTCCACTCTCGACTTATTGCCCACCTTCTTCCCGTAATCATCCCAGAAGCGGGCGAAGGACAAATCCAAATTCGTTATGTCCTTGACCAATACACCTTTGCGAACCCATTTCTGCATCTCCTGCGGGATTTCTCCCGCACGATAGCAGATGCCCACAGGTGCCTCGTCCAACAGAATTCTCTTCATCTCTTCCGTAGCTTCCGTATTGAAGCGGACATTCACAAGCCTTGCCACGCCTCTGTCGTCGGGCATGGCGTAGCTCAATATGGCTACGCTCCCTTGTATCTTACTCGGCTTGACGCTGTAACTTATTGAATTGCTCATACTTGTCCTCCTTGCTCATAGATTCCGCCGAACTCATGCTCAATGGCAACCACTCCTTTCCGTTCTCTGTATTCAGACAGACGGAGACGAAGGTGCTGCTCTTCTTCGGTTGATAAGCCTGCTGTATTATCGCCACGCCCTCTTTGAAGCCTATGTCGTCAATCTTCGCAGCCATCTTCGCCAATTCTATCACTCTTGACGGCTTAAGATTTCCGTTCTTGTCCATTCGGAGTAAGGAATTTATAATATCGACCAACTTGGCGGAAGCCTCGTCCTTGGCTAAGGAGGAGATATACTCCCTCACTTTTGCAATTCCCGAAGATAGAGTTACGTCGTACGCGTCTATCTGCCTGTTGCCTATCGACAAGGTTATTTTCCCGTCGGAAGTGGTGAATTGATGCGAAGCCTGCCTGTCTTTCACTCCGTACA